TCGGGTTGACGGTTTTGCGAATTGGAGTGATGTCGTTCATCGCATTGCCGGATTCGATATAGAACTTCAAGTGCGTGCCGGCGCCAAGGTATTCATTGCCCGTCAGGTCGGACCAAGTGAGGACCGACCTCGATACCCCGAGAAACGCAGTGTTGTTGATTTTTTGCCAGCCACCGATTTGCTCTGGGTAACCATTCCGAAAACGCACACGATTGCAGTCGTAGTAAGCGCCCTCAGGCGGGTGCTTGCCGGAATCTCGGAACACGCCGGGGCGAAGGCGGACTTCGGCGATGGGCATCGGGTGCGCCTACATTTCTGCCTTGATGATGGCCTTGAGATCGGCGTTAGTCTCGTTGGCGCCAGGCACGAAGGTTCCCTTGTTGATGGCGGTCACTACAGCCTTCAGAACCGCTTGGTTCTGAATAACAGCATCGTATATCTCATCGGCTGTCTGCGAGACCTCCGGGTCAGCAGGCGAAATAGTGTTGCCGAGGTCAACCCAAGCTTGGATCGCCTGACGATGCACATTGTCCATATCGTCTGGAGCACTTAGGCTCCTTCCGGTATCCAAGACGATATTGATAGCGCTGCCTGAGGCCACCCACTGTGCAGATACGATAATCATTGTTTTCTCACCCTACAAATCAGCCAAGAAAGCGATCCACTCGCTAGGGTTGGTCTCAACGAACATTCCGTTCCCATCCGTCATTCCAGGCGCCGCGACACTTAAGGTTGCGGCGCTAACGCTGGCTGCATTGATGGCAATAGATGTGCTTGCTACGCCCCCTGCCGAACTATCAATCACGTTAAAAGCACCATTGCCGCTCTTGTCCAAGGTTGGGGTCGCTCGCATCGAGTTGTCAAAAGTGAGTGAGACAACGCCGCTCGCCCCGCGTACGGCACCGGCAGCGCCAATGCCGCCGCTCTCGCTGTAGCGTTGGTAATACCTGCGGCAAATAGCGTTTTCCTGCTGCATCGGACGACTTCGAAAGGCCGTTGCCGAGGAGCCGATTTCCAACTTGACGTTGGTGATGCGAAAGAGATTGGAGTTACTACTGAGATCGTTGACCTGTCCAGAAGTGGCGCGGAAGTTGTTGGCAGCAAACGAGCCAGCGGTCCCGTGGAAGTTCGACCCCGCCGCAAGGGTAAAGAACGCTCGCAACCCGATACCGTTCGTGCCTCTGACCCAAGTACCAGAGCCATCGGACGTGAACGAGATCGTCTTGGACTCCCAGGTGTTGGAGACGTCAATCGTGTAGGTCTCAATACGATGGCGGTTGCCAGCAGAGTTCTGAAAGGCTACGCAATGCGTTCCCGTGATCGTGGCTTGTACGTCGAAGCTGACATTGATCGTTACGGACGGCGACTCCCCAAAGGACAAGATGTCCGTATCAAATGCCTCAAATCGATGCTCCAGCCCGTAGTAATCGGTCGCCGCTATCGAAGCGTCTGCGGTGGTGACATCCACCTCCAACGAAAACTCATTATTGCCATCGGGCACGCTAGTCGAACGCTTGACATCGACAACTCCAGCCCCGACCTGGCGCCACAGCCAACGGTCTGCGGTATAGTCACCATCGGAGGGTCCGGTGATAGTGCTGCCCCGCTGCCAAATTCGGAACTCGGGATTGTGAGCGATGTTGTAAGTTTCGCTGCTGTCGATCCCAGTGACCGTGGCGCTGCCGAACGCCCACGTTCCGGCAATCGTTGGCGTCGTGATCGTCTTGTTCGTCAAGGTATCCGTCGTGGCCCGCCCGACGAGAGTGTCGGTAGCGGTCGGCAGTGTGATCGTGCCGGTGTTGACGATGGTGGCGCCCGTCAGGGTGAGGGTGCCATTGACGGCAAGGCTGGGGAGAAAGTCGATGCCGGTGACGACGTTGGTTCCGTCGCAGTAGACCAGGGTGGTTTCGCCGTTGGTGACCGTGATGCCGGTGCCGGCGCCGGTCTTGACGACGACGGAGAACCCGCCTGAAGTGGAATTCTTGACGAGATAGAGCTTCTCGCTCGTGGGGACCACCGCGTTCCGGTTGGCCGTGAGAGCACCGCCAATCTCCAAAACCATCTGGCGGGCCTCGTCGGTAGCCCCGTTCGTTGCGGTGAGCGTGTAGTTGGCGGTGTCGTCATGAGTAACGGAGGCCACGCCTGAGATGGCCTCTTCGAGCAGGGTCCCGAGGTTGGTGTTGGTCGTGGCGCCCCAAGTGCCCGTTTGCTCGCCAGTCGCAACAAGCTCCAGCCGCAACAGAGATGAATAGGTGCTAGGCATTAGGCGACCTCACTCCAGTCGTCGGTTTCTGAATCATCGATTTCGCTCCAGCCAGGAGTTTGGGTGTCACTAATTTCTGACCAATCGTCAGTCTCGGAATCGTCGATCTCAGCCCAGCCCGAGGCTTGGGCATCGCTTATCGGGGTCCACCCCGAAGTTTGAGAATCATCTATTTGGCCCCAAACATTCACTTGGCCAACGCTGGCGGCTACCTCTACCCCGACAACGGAGAAGGCCTTGCTGATAGCAATGGATAGCGCGGCATCGGTCTCGGCGGAGATGCCGGCGGCATAGGTCCGAAGTGGCTGAACCGAAAGCGCTGTATCGGCCTCGACGGAGAGGCCTGTCGAGACAGTTAGTAGCGGCCTGACCGAAAGCGCTGTGTCTGCTTCGGTCGAGAGGCCGACCGAGTAAGCCCGAAGCGGCCTGACCGAAAGCGCTGTGTCTGCTTCGGTCGAGAGGCCGACCGAGTAAGCCCGAAGCGGCTGGATGGAAAGCGCTGTATCGGTCTCAGTGGCCAGGCCAACGCTAACGGTGCGCCCAATCGTAACGGCAAGAGCGCTGTCGGTTTCAGTAGCGAGGCCAATGGCGTAAGCCCGAAGCGGCTGGATGGAAAGCGCTGTATCGGTCTCACCAGAAAGGCCAAAGCGGACGGTTCTCTCTGGGCTGACCGCGAATGCTGTATCGGTCTCAGTGGCCAGGCCAACCGCATAAGCACGAAGAGGCTGGACGCCGAAGGTCGAGGTTGACGCATCGCCCCAACCGCCTTCACCCCAGCCGCCAGTGCCCCAACCGAAGCCTCCGAAGGCGGTATCGGACTCAAGCGCAAGCCCGACCATCGCCGATTTCGTGAGCTTGCGCCGTGATGCTAATGAATAGCGTCCTTAACCCGGAATAGAGCCTCGGAGGCGCTTGTAGTGGTCGCGGGCTTCAAGGCCTTGAGTTGCCGCCATCGCGCCTTTGCCGGCAGGGTGGGATTTTTGACCCCAACGGTCCTTGGAGCCTTCGCCGCCCTTGAAACGGAACTCGCAACCGAACCCGCAAGCCGCCTGCATATCCATCTTGATGCACTGGTAGGCGACCTCCAGCCAATACTGATCCACGTCGGCAACGCCAAGCTCGGAAAGCATGGACGGGTAGGCAGCGTCTACATCGACAACGTAGATCGGATTACCGGCTTTGTTTTCTCCGGCCTTGGTGGCATAGCTCGGCATATCTGCCATGATCTCTTTTCCTTGCGGGGTATTTGCAGACTGCGCCTACGAAGCGCGGTAGAACCCAGAGGCGTTGAACTGAGCGGTCAGATCGCTGCCGTCCGTCGTCACGACGAAATCGTGATGGGTGAACGGAATCCGCCCGCCATCCGCCGCCGACTCTTCGTAAGCCGTCACCAGCTTGGTCAGCGTGTCGTTGGCGCCGTTGCCCGCCGAGGTCCACGTCTGATCGGCGACATCGAGATCAACCCGGTCGTTGGTGTCATCGACCGTCAAGGTAAACGTCAGACCGGTCTTTCGGGCGTAGTTGGTGAAGACCGCCTCGATGGTGCCGGCCTCGGTCAACATTGCATCGAGTTCGTCCCGATCAATGAGGGTTGCTTCGGCTTCGTTGGCCTTGAGCAACATGACGATACCAACGGAGGCCGAATCTCGAACTTTCTCTGCCGCTGCACCTTTCGCAATATTGAAAACACCATCTGCCATCGTATCGCTCCTTTATTGATGGTCGGGTCAAGCAAACCGCAAGATCGCGTTCGTCGCGTCGGCAGTTGGTATTTGAACGGTGAAGGTTTGAGCGGTGGTCGATTTGTCGGTCCCGAAATCAAGAACCAAAATCGCGGGGTCCCCCGCCACCGTGTCGTTGTAGATCAGCGCACCTCGGGCCGTGATCGTCGAAGCCGCCCACGATGGATCGATGTAGTCCATGTAAGCGGTGGTGCCGGAGATGGTGGGGTCTTGGGAGACCGTCAGGGCGGCGCCTGCTGCCGTATAGCCGGCGCCAGAGACTTCGTTGGTCGAGCTGTACGCGGTGGTCGCCGCATTGAGCGTAGCCGATGAAGTGTAAAGTGCGATCCGCTGGGTGGCCCCGGCAGCGCGAAGGTCATGAACGCCCTCCAAGACCTCCTGCTTGAAAGAGGTCGCTACAAAGTTGCCGGTAAAGGCCATTGGATTTCAGTTCCTAAAGTTTGCGGACAATGGCGACGGCATCGACGAGACCAGCCTGCTCCAGGCCGTAGACGATACGGTCCCTTTCGCAAGCGGCGCTCTCTTTGCAGGCGCCGACCAAGGCGACGTGGATGCTGGCGCGAAACGCTAGAACTTGTTCTTTGATTGCGGGAGGGCATGTGTCCGCAACCCGAATGATTTTCTTCAGGGCCTCGTCGGCTACCTCGTCAGGAGAGAAGCTCAGTCCCTTTGAGATACGGACGCCGACCACGCCCACGCCGGCAAACGCCTGGCTGGTATCGGTCGGTTTCCCTGCCATCTATTGAACGCTCAATACTCAGGAAACCGCAGAGCGAAGCTGGCCCGACCGATAGGCGTCCTTGCGAGACTTACCTTCTCCAAGCACCTTCAGCCTGGTCATGGCCCGGTCATACCGAATGGCATAGAGCTTGATGACATCTTCCTCGCCCTTCATGTACGTGTAGGCCTCGATCAAAGTCCCGTACAAAAGGGCGCTTTCGAAGTTGTCGCCCAACCAAGAGGTCGAGGAATCCACAATCGATGAGGGCTTGTAGAAGTAGTGGATTTCAGTCGTGAGCGCTGCGTTCGGGGTAGGCCCCAGCAAGGCTGTGTCGTCATCCCAGAGCGCGTAATGGGCCGGGACCCCTGACGCGGTGGGATCGGGGTAACATTCTTGGATGAAGTTCACGTCCTTCTCGATCAGGAACTCGTGACTTCCTGAGTTCAGAACCGAAAGCGAGTACGGCGCAACGAAGTCAGTCGGAAGCGAGAGAAACTTGTTGTCCAGCGTCGTGGTGCCGGTGGAATTCTTCTTGAAGTTCGGAAGCTGGACCGAGTGAAAAATCCGGTCCTCGGCCTGGCGCACGAACCTTGGAATCTTCGCAACAAAGCTCGTCTCGTCGTTCTCGCAGTAGTCTTGAACGTCTTGGAGAAGCTCGGTGTAGTTCATGGGCCAGGATGGGGCTTGGTTGCGGAGATAGGATTCGAACCTATGACCTTCTGGTTATGAGCCAGACGAGCTACCAACTGCTCCACTCCGCTGCTATGTGATTGAAATAGTGACGGTGCCGACTTGGCCGGCGACCTTGACGCTGGTGTGACCCACCGGGTTCCAGCCCGTGAGCGCTCGGCTCGCGGCTTCGGACTGGTCCGGCCTCGGGTTCCTGAGAGCCTGAGGGTCAGAGAACCCATACCGGCCCAACTGAAGCTGCGGGTGATCCGGGTCCAGGCATTCCGGGCAAACCTTGAGGCCCGTTCGTTTTTGATTCGTGACCTCGGCCACAAGCTCATGCAGCGGATACCTGAAGCTGCACCGGTCGCAGAATCCGAAGGCGTATTTGCCGGCGGCAAACGCGCTCGACGCCATCACGCATATCCGCGCATGTTTGGAATCAGCCGAAGCGTGGACTTGTCTCGGTCCTCTTCGGAGGCAAGCTGGAACTGAAGATCGTACTCGGCCTTGAGGGTGGGGAGTCGGGCTGCGACCTCGGGGTGCTTGAGGCCGATCTGATAGGCGAGGCCAGCGGCCAGGGCAGGCACGAACCGCCACGGGATATCCATGGTGTTGGTGCCGCCAGTCCCGGCGTCTTCAACCCGCCGGAGGCGCCAGTAGACCAACGTGTAGGTCGAGCTTTGGTCGGGGACCGGCCAGACGTTGACTTCGGGGGCCGCTTGCTGGCGGTCGATATAGACCTCGACCGGGCGACCGGTGGAGTTCTTGTTTGAAATGTTGGCCCACGTCGCAACCGAGACCCGCGTAATGAAATAGTCCTGCTGGTCCGTGCCGGACCCCGTTCGAATCACATGCTCCAGCAAATCGATGGTGTCTGCCGGCAAGGCGTAATTCGAAGTGCCGGAGACCATCGCCACGGTGCCTTGGTTCACCGTCCAGAGATTGATCCCCCGGTTCGCCCATTCGATGGTGAGCATGTTCAGCGACCGTCTCGCGGTCCTGAGATCGTAGCCCGTCCGAAGCTCGATGCCGGCTCGCTCGAACGCTTCCTCGGTAATCTCGGCGATATTCGGATCGAAGGTGGCGGTGCCGGAGGTGGCCATTCACATTACACCCTCGTCAAGCTCCACAAGCGAATGCCGCCGGCTGTTAGGCTGACGCCGTTACCACTGCTCACGGGCATGGTTAATTACTTGAAATGCCAGCTTGCAGAGCGGCGAGCGTTACGCTCGCGCCCGCCGTAAACGAGTTGATCGTGAGCCGGTAGCCGGCGACAGGGAAAGCGTAGTTGTCGTCAACATTAGCTGTCTGTGCGGCGACGGCAGCGTGGTTGAACACAGTTGGAGCTGCGCTCAGTTCCAAATCCGAGAATGTATGCTCTACGTCGAAGGCAATTGTTCCAGAGACTTCGACGCCGAAGCCAATATTGAAGGGTGAGGCGTGGATGTTCGGCTGAACCCATTGCGTCGAAAGCACCCCAGAAGTCCCGACCGTGACGGCCCCGGTGGTGTCATCGTCCACCGTGACCTGGGTCACCGTCAGGTAGTCTTTCACGCTGCTCGCCGTGGTCGCGTTGGGACCGGTGACCGCCTCGGAGATGACCACCCCGGAATGGTTGGTGCCGGTGATCGTGAAGGTGCGGGAAGTTTCGTCCGCTGCCGCCGTGATGAGCACACGGCGCCCAAGGTCCATCGTGGCAACCCCGCCAGAGGCGAAGGCGCCAGTGATCGTGAGGTTTTGTTCGCCGCCGGCAGCGGGCGTCTGGGACGTTGAAATCCCATCCGCATCCGCCGCGTCAGGCGTCAGAGTGATCCTGACAGGCCGAGCCATCAGATGCCCTCCTAATTCTGGACGTAGTTCACGGTCAGCCGCGAAGCGCCTACCGTCAAACTGCCGCCAGCGGAGGTGATGGTCACGGTGATGGTTACGTCCGAAGTCCCGATGGTGTCCCAGACCGAGGCCTGGGCCGCGTCAACAGTAACAACGCTAACGCCAGCGGTCTGGAGGTTTCCATCGGCGAACTCATCAACGTCGGTGCCATCGCCGATTTCCACAACGTCAGAGGTCGCGCTGTCCCACGCCGTCTCGTTCATCAAGACCATGCTGACGATTTGAGAGTTGGCCGGGAGGATGATGCCGAGCGTCTTCGCTGCGTCGGTGTACGCGAAGGTGTCGGTCTGGGAGAGGATGACCTTGCCGATATTGGCGGCGGCGCCCTCGCGGATAGTGCCGACCCGAAGAGGGCCGGAGAGAGTGGAGGCACCCATGGGGGATTACCTTTCATGTCGCAGCATTATTTCCGCCTCGTCTCTGCGAAGTCTGCCCGGACAGTCGGGGCGGAATAGGGGGGGTGGGCCGGGAATTGGATTGAAATTGGACTTGCGAAATAGATAAATGGAGAGGGCGACGTATTGCCGGCGCCGCCCTCTCAAATCGGCCTATCGGAAGGGAGGACCCTCAAGGCCTAAAGGATTGGATGGTTAGAGGGCGGTAGGCGTTAGCGCACCTACCGCCCTCGACTTTACGCGGACTAGGTCTCGTCAGGACGTACCCGGCGATCCCCATAGCCCGAGAGGGTCCGACACGCCGAAGCTATACCGTTCCCTCGACTTATACCTCACATTCCCCGTATCGAAGTCGCCGTCCATGCTGGTGGAAAGCGCGACACGAGTGAACATCTTGGCCCCGTTCGGAATGTCCGTCTTGATGAAGAAGGCATTCGTGTCCGTCAACCAATGGTTGATTTTCGGTCCTCCGGGGATGGAGGAGTTGTGCTTCAACGCATTGAGGTCGTTGTCGGCGGTGCCGGTACGGCCTTGGGTCTGAAGGACCCGCGTGGCGACGAACTGCAAGGCACTCGGGATGATGAGGCATTGCGGTCGGGCCGCGATCAGGAGGCCACGTTCGTCCGTCCAAGCGGCGATCTGAATGCACGCAGCTTCAAGGCTGGTCTCGTTCAGGTCGTTTGCGGTGGCCGGACGATTGGCATTGACGCCGCCCGTATGGAGCGGGTGGCTCGCGTTGAACAGGCTCACGCCGTCGCCGGTCGTGTAGGCCGAGAACCCGTTGTTCAACGGGAACGTCGCCTTGACCTGCTTGGTGTAGGCCATGGCACGCGCCAACGCCTTGGTATAGCGTGAAGACAAACTGTCGTAAAGGTTGTCTTCCATGGATTCTTCTGTGATTCCGAATCCAAGCGCTATCGTCTCGTGATCGTACCTTGCGGACCACGCTTCCGACGCCGTGTCGTAGTGGATGCCCGTACCTTCTTCCTTGACGGGCGCGGCCCCGAAGCCGGTGAGCTTCACCTCTTCTTCGAACGAGCGCTTGGAGCTTTCGACCTCGTAGATGTCTTTGTGCTCTTCGCCGTAAGAATTGTAGGTCAGACCGAACAATGCGTTCAGTCCGGGGAGCAACTCCTTGAGGAGCTGCGCTCTGGAAATTGCCATTGCGTATCCTCCTCAGACGCCCAGACCGGAGTCGTAAGAATGAATTCCGGGGTTGAACATAACGACGACATCGGTGAACGCGTCACCGGCTGTATTCGCTCCGTCCTCCACGAAATCCACGATGCGGAATCCGACCGTCGCCGTGACGGCGACCGTCGCGACATCGAGACTGAACCGGCTCTGTCCGAAGACGGTCGAGCCGGCGGTCAGGTTGATGCCGCAGTTGATCCCTCGGGTGGTCGCCGCCAAGGCCGCGTCCCCTTGGACCTGATAGAGGGCCTGGGGATCGTCGTGGATGTACGCCACGGCGTCGCTCGCGACGGTGCCGGTCGGCCAGTAGGCCGAATGGACCTTGTAGCCAAGAGTGGGGTCCGTATAGGAACAGCCCATGAACACGCCGATGGGGTTCGTGAACGGATCGGCGTTGGTGCCGACCGATTCCTCGACCTCGATACCTCCGGCGGCGACGATCTGACACACGTCCCCAGTGAAGATATTGGCGGCGTAGCCGGAGGCAATCGGATACATCCGAGTGCCGCCTGCGGCTGACCGGGACCCAATCAAGCCCACGGGCCGAAACCCATAAGGCGAAGAAACCGCTGCCATAGCGGGTCTCCTTTCTGAATGAGTGAAGGGTTGGGTTCATCAGTCCAGGGGCCGCTTAGCTCTCCCTGGTCCCGCTCCCAAAGGTGGTGCGGGTCCGGCGCTGGGCCGGCAGGAGGGGCATGCGAGGGTCTTCTTCACGCATGAGGTTGTTGTCCACCGCCTCGATCTGAGAGTTGGCGAGGCGGCTGTAGTAGTCATCGCGAGACTTTGCGCGTCTCGAATCCATCTTGCAGAGCATGAGGCCACCGACGAGGACGTTCCCTTCGAAGCGGGGGTCTTCGTTCAGGTCCAACATGATGTGTAACTCAGGATGATCTTCCTGTTTCACGGGGACCCAGCCCTCACGAAAACGAGCCGACACGTTCGTAATGTCGGCGTCTCCGTAGGACGAGACCCTGATCCATCTGAAGACGTAGCCCTCCTGAGGATTGGGCGTCGGTAGAGTCTGGGCCGGGACGAAGCTGTCGTCCGGCAGGAAATCTTCCTCGCGGTCGTCGGTATCGCGGGGATCGGCATCTCTCGGCATGCGGTCAACCATTTTGGCTCTCCAGCTTGAGTGCTTGCTCGGCGTATTGCTCCGGCGTAATGCCGAGCTTTTCCGCCACCTCGACCTGAGAGGCCGTCAACTGGACGCGGCGTGTGGCGCCAGCCGTGCGCTGCGCTGGGGCGACCACCGACCGAACCGACGTGTTGGTGTTGGTTTGCTGTGGCTGAACGCGGCGACCGGGAGACCCGGAGTTCTGGCGCTGAGCCGGAAATTCATCGGGGAAGGCGTGGCGCATGCCTTGGTCGATGAAGTCGAAATACTCGTCGCTTGCCAGTTGGAACCCGCGAGCGCCGGCCACCTTGTGCAAGCTGACCGCCTGGCCCTGCATCGTCGGGTTGGTGTTGAACCACTGGTTCTTGCCGATCCAAGCCGCCGTCTTCTCGTCAACCTGCGGCAGCGGATATTGCTGCTGCTGCTGGCCGGGATCGGACACGTCCACCGGGATCGGCTGGTAGGACGCCCACCTGTCGGCCTCGACGTGAGCCTTGGTGAGCGCCTGTTGAGCGGTCAATATTTGATCGGGATCGCCGTCCTCTTGAGCGTCACGGAAGCTCTTTCCCGCCGACTCGATCTGAGCCTCGGAACGCTGCCGAGCCACATCGACCAAGGAATTCTCGGACTGAGCCAGCATCGCCTTGTAACGCTGGTTCTCGGCCATAACGTTCTGGGCGTAGCGGAGGGCTTCCCTGGCCTGACCCTCGGCCTGCTCTTTCTGCCGGCGCTCTTGATGACGAGCGCTCGTCAGCTTTTTCATCCTGGCGCTGACTTGCTTCGAATACGAAGCGATCTCGTCGTCGTCGGGGTCAGCGTCCGATACCGGAGCCGGAGCCTGCTCATCGGGGACGATCTCGACCTCGATGTTGCTGGCGCCGGACTCACCTACCTCCAAGCCAGGCTCGGTGACCGTCCGAAGATTCTCATCAAAAAACCCGCCGTCATCGGGCGGGTTGCTGGAGACCTGATTCTCGTCAGGCAAGCTATCGGTGATACTCATCGCCGGATCACCCCACGCGGATCATCGACAACGGCCTCGACCGTATCGTCCTTGATGATCCGAAACTCTCGACCGTGGATCATCATCCGGGTTCCCGAGTAGGGGCGCATGATGACGAAGTCGCCTTCCTCGCACCAAGGCCCATCGGGGAACCGGGCCTCGTCCTTGTAGGCGAGAGGGCCGAGCTTGACGACGAACGCGACCGGGGAGGCGGTGCCTTCCTTCTCGCGGTATTCCTCGTCAATGAAGATGCCGGTGTCGGTCTTTTCTTTGACCTCGGGCATCATGACCAGAATCCGCCAGCCTCGCGGCTCGGGGACCTGTTTCGCTTTTTCGGAATCCGGGGCCGCAACGTCGGCCAGGGATTCGGTATCGAGGAGGCTCATAGTCGAGGCCTCGGGCATGGACAGCGCCACGTTAATGCTCCCTGTTGGTGGTGATGCGAGGGGCTATCCCTCGGGGCGGTCTTCGTCTTCGTCTTCGTCGTCGTTGAGATAACGGCGCTCCACGCCATCGATCAGGCGCCGCGCATCCTTGAGGCCGTCGATCTGGCCAACCAATCTCTGGTAGTCAGAGAAGGTGGAGACGTTAGCGCCGCTAGTCAGCGCTTCGCTGAAGCGGGTGACCTGGGTATCGATCTGGCCCTTCAGATACGTGAAGATATCCTCGGCCATCAGGAGTTATCGCCGTCCCGGTTGGGCTTGGCTTGCTCCTTGCCGACACGCTCTCTGGACACCGTGTCGGCGACCTTGGCGCCGATCTGAGCGCCGGCAACCGCCTCCCGGCTGGAGAGTTCCTTGCCGGCGGCTTCCTGCTCCATCACGTCGCGAGCGACCTGGGCGCCAATCTGGGCGCCCGCCGCCCGCTCGGCAGAGGCGATCCGTTCCAGTTCCACGGCTTCTCGGCTGGCCCGGTCCTTGTCGGAGGTCTCAACCTTGGCCTGATCGGCAGCGGCCTGACGCTGGACCTGGGCCTCTTTGACGCCGACTTCGCGCTCTTGGTTCTGGACGACCGGGTCCTGCTGCTTCTCGACGATCTCTTGAGCCTGCTGTTCGATCTGATTCTTCTTGAGCACTCGGTCGGCGGCGTCGGCGACCAGCTTCGAAAGCTGTACCTCGACCTCTTCCGGCAGAGGCTCTTCCGGGTGCGGAAGCTCGACACCAAGCTGCTTTTCGATCTCACGCCGGTACTGCATACCGACGTGCTCTTGAACATGAGCGGCCATCTGACCGGCGATCTGATTCGCCTGTGGTGACTGCCCAACCAGAGCCTTGATCTTCGGGTCCTCGGCAGCGGCCATGTGAACTTTGACGTGCGCCTCGTGATCTTGATAGAGCAACGCCTTGACGGGCTGGCTCGCCAGGATTCTCATGTTCTCGGTGACCGGATCAGCGGCGCCCAAATCCGCTTCGTCGGGAATGATCTCGTCTATGCCCTCGATCCCAAGGACTCTAAGCATGGTCCGGTGTAGGGCTTTTTGGTCGTAAATCTGAGGCGCGGTCTGCGAAAGCTGAAGCGCCGCCTGATGCTGCACCACCCGCTGCGACATCGTGGAGGCGTTCGGATCGGAGACCGGGATCACGTCCACCCGGTCATCGTAGTCTTGGGTCCGAGTCGCGCCTGGTTCGACTTCGAACGGATACTCTGGCGGGTAGTGCTCTTTGACGATCTCGGCCAGCATCCTGAACTCGTCTTTGGCGCTGGCGTGGATGCGGGCCTGAACCGCCGACATCACCTTCATCGACCTTTCGAGCAAGGCCAAGGTGGTGCCGACCGGAGCATTCTGCTGATGGTCGGTGATCTTGGCGTCCGACACGCTGGCGAATCGCCGGCCTTCCTCGGTCACCGTGTTCAAAAGATTGTAGAGAACCGTGGACGGTTCTTTGTAGGGCAGCGGAACGATATTGTCCTTGACGGTGCCCGCTGGGATATCGACATCCCGCCACTCGCCAGGGCCAATCGGAGTGTCGTCGTTCTCGATTCGCATGCCTCGGGCCTTGAGGCCACCGGGCAGATTGGAGAGGGTGCCGGCGTCGTTCAGTTGCCGAAGGATCGAGGTTGCGGTCTTGGCCAAGCCACCCACTAGGTGGATCAGCCCGAAGCCATAGAACCCGAGACCCGGAAAATAGATGTAGTGGATGAAGTGCTGCCGCTTGTTCTTGCGCGGATCGTCCTCGCGCCAGTTTCGGTAGATCGACAGAACCTCGGAGCTTTGCTTCTCGATGGTGACCACGTAGGGCATCGCGATCCCGGTCGGCTCGCCCTGCTCGTCTCGGTCTTCGAAGCCCTCAAGATCAAGCTCGACCTGAACCTCCAGCAAGAGATTCCGGTCATCGGATTCGACCTGAGGCTTCTGACCTGAGGCCTTGTCCTTGGCCTCTTTCACGTCATCGAAGTCCGGCACCGGATCGGGAACATCGACATCTCGATAGAACCCGGAGACCTGAAGCCGGCGAATTTGATTCTTGTGGCGCCTCAATGCATGTGTCATGCGAGGCGCCGTCTTGTAGTCGCTGGTCCCATAGGGGACGACCAGATCATCCGCCGGCACGAACATCGAAACCGCTCGGTTCAGATTTGGATCGAAGTAAACCTTCTTGAAGGCTGAGCCGGCCAAAGGAAGATTGAACAGCATAGTTTCAGTTTCAGCGCGGAACTCGGACATGACCTCGGTGACTTGAAAGTTGAGGTCCTGCTGGACGCGCTGAGCCTGCTCCATCCTCTCTTCGGTTTGCTTCCCAACGACTTGGCCCTTAACGGGACCGGATGCCGGGAAGGTGTCGAGGATGGTGTGGGACTGGAACCTGACGACGGCTTCGGCGAGCAACGGATGGTAGACGCCGGAAGCGCCTTCGAACGGCTCGGTTCGATCCTCGAACCCCAAGCCCAAAAGTTTGATGCCCTTCTTGTAGGTCTCTTCCCACTCTCTCCGCGACTGCTTGTCGGAATTGAAGGACCGGATCAGTTCGCTGGCGATAACCCCGAGCTTGGTCTTGCCCTGCGGGGTGGATGCCAGGAATTCAGCCAGGTTCGCAGCGTGCGGAAGGCCGATTGGCCCTGTGACCTCGCCGTCTTCGGGCGCAAAATCCACGATGACAGAGCCGTCTTCCTGACGTTGGCTGACGGCGGAAGCGTCTTCTGGGGCAAGTTCGACCTCTAGGCCGTAAGGGTATTCTGGCTGTGGCACGAGCGGGACCGGAGACACGCTCCGTTCGATAGCCATTTTCAGTAATACACCCTCTTTCTGATCGGTCGCTTTGCGGACTTGAAGTCGGACTTGATAGGCAGGAACCCGCCCTGCCGGAACCGGAGCAACGCCTGCGCCGTGCTGTCCACCAGATCGTCGTGCTCTCCAGCGGGAAAGCTCGCCAGTTGTTCGATGACCTCTTCGGCCCATCGTGTCTCTGGTGCCCAGATGACGCCGGACTGGAAGAGATCGGAAATCGCGTTAACGCGGGCGAACTTGTCGTTCCCTCGGGTCGGAGTGAACTCGGCCACCGGAATGCCCATCCGGCGAAGCTCGAAAATCAACGGCGCCCCAGAAGCTTTTTTCTCAACGATGAAGGCGTCCGGTTCCCAACGTTTGTACTTCGCCATCGCGACGGTCTTGAGTTCTGGAAATTCGAGGCGCTCTTGATAGGCGTCCATCAGAATCAAATTGGGGACCTTGGTCACCTCGCCCCACTCGTCGCGGGGGCCGTCGATGTTGAACACACCCCAAGTCGTGCAAGCGCTGTAATCTGAGCGCTGAGTCTTCAAAAACGCCGTGTCCCAAGACTGGATAACAAAGTCTGGAGTCGGCGGGTCCTTCTCCGGCCAGGCCCGCCACCACTCACGCTTGATGATGGCGCCTTCCTCGGAGGTTGGCGTCTGCTGGTACTGAGCCGTCCACTTCGAAACCGGCAACTCGGCGCGGGTGGCCTCAAGTTCCTCGATCTTCCAAAACTGCGGCCAGAGAGCGTCCCCACTCGGCAGGATCGCCGGAAGCTCGATGATTTCCCATTTGTCCACCCCGTCTCGATCCTGCATCGCCTTGACGATGCGACCGGTCAGGTCTTTCTTGGCCCACCGAGTCATCACGATCACGATGGAGCCGCCTGGCTGCAAACGCTGCCGGGGGCCGGACGTGTACCATTCGTAAACCGAGTCGAAAATCTCGGGGTTGTTCTCGGCTAGCTTAGCCTCTTGCTCCGAATGAGGATCATCGATGATAACCAAATCACCGCCTCGGCCCGACACGGTGCCGCCGACACCGATGGCGAAATACTCAGCCCCGTTGCTGGTTGCCCAACGGCCCGCCGCCTTGTCGTCTGCTCGCAACCCGACGCCGGGAAAGATTTCCCGGTAAGCCGGCGTCTTGAGTAAATCGCGCACCATGCGCCCGAACCGAACCGCCAGTTCCGACGTGTTGGATGCCTGGATGATTTTCCGGTTTGGGTGCTTCCCAAGGAACCATGCCGGCAGCATGTGGCTGGCAAACTCGCTCTTGGTATTGTGACTGGCGAGATAGCCGCGCCCAACAAGAAACAGGCCGTCTTCGTTGGCCACCTCCAAGCACTGGACCGGGCCACTCCTGCCAGTCCGAAACACCCGGATAGTGCGCCCATTGTTGGTGACGCAATTGCGCGTCCGATCCCTTTTCCTGGGAAGAGACGCGGCGTCCTTCAGCTTGAAATTCACCCGGTACGCAAGCTTACCCGGAACACCTTCATACTTCCCCTGACGCGTCGTGATAGTCGCGCAAACACCGAAGCTGTGAACCAACTCAAGAAACTGCTCAGCCAGCACTTCGTTCGATGTGTAGAACACGCATTTCCCATCGGTCCCGACACTGCCATCGGTATCCATGAGGCCTTGCATGAGGTTCAATCGTTGCTCACGCGAAGCCGTCAAATACGATTCGGGAATGTGCTTGTTGCCCAGCACCTCGATCTCTCGGAGCCGAACCATCAGCCCCTTGGTGCCGAAGATCATGTCATGAGAAAGATCGGTCGTCGGAACGCCATCCTGCTCAAATCGGCCTCTAATGTGAGGGGCATCCTCTCGGTGGGCTGCCATCGTCCCACAGGACGACGCACCGTCACCAAGCCACGCACCCAACACATACGGCGGAACCAGCAAGTCAGCTTCCAAATACGCAACCGGAGCCACGTCTGGAAGCCTTGGGAAATTACCGAACCGAGTCCAACTTTCGTCCTCAAGCTTCCAAAGAATTTCCTGCGTCGAGTAAGTCTTGAATTGGTTACCGCCGCCGAACTTCACCGTCCACAGGTGCTCACCGTCGCATTCGATAAACTGACCGTCGCGGGTCTCAACCCGGAAAAGCTCTTCCTCATAAATAGCTGACTTGCCAACCACCCGAACGGGACGGCCTTCAGGATCGAAAACAAAATCTCCGATCTCCACATCGCGAATAGTCTTCCAGCCGGCTTGTGTCGGAATCGGCGTATCCAACGACAGTCGGTGGCGCGGTGGCATGTTGATGATAAGCCGCCGAAGGTCACCGCTGGCCACCCGGTTGAAGGCGTCGGCCATGATTTCGTGATGGCGCCCATGGATGAACGTCGGCCAAACCTTTTTGACGAACGTCAGGAAATCGTCTTGGGCGTGCCGGCGCTCACGCGCCTTCTCGATCTGATCCAGAAGGTCGAGAATCTCAGCCTTCTGATCGGTCGGCAGCGCAGCGATCCGGCCCACAACAAGGGCAGGGTCAATCTGAATTGGGGCATCCTCACTGGAATAGAAAAGGGAGACCCTGGTGGGGGTCCCCCTTCCCGTCTGTAGGAGTATGGTGATCCACCGGGCCGGCGCTGGCCGTACCGTCCCGAAGGAGTTTATCTAATGCCACATCTTGACACGTTCGTCAAGTGTTCTCACAAGATGTAGCGATAGTTTTTACGTCACCCTCACGTTCCCACGACGTTCCCTGGCCCGCCGTCAGCCTTCGGTAGCGGATCGCGCCTCAGGGACCGGATTGTTCGCTGCCGGTCGCTGGCAGCGTGAATCCA